GATACTTTCAAGCGTCGCATCATTTTGCAAAAAGTAGCCGGGAATTGTAGTTATATCATCGGGGATTGTAAGGTGCTTTAGACAACTATCGTAGAAAACGTAAGTGCCAGTGATGGTGCAACCTCTAGGAATTGTTACACCTTCCAGTCGAGCAAGCCTCGATAATGCGCGGTTATAAAGGATCACATCTTTACCGATTTCAATTCGGTAAACATTGTTCAGATATTTGCGGTTATATGTAATATAAGTCACATTCGCCGTAAAAATGAACGAGCCGTAGTCAGACGAGTTGCCCTCAATCTGAAGCTTGCCGGAATTGACTTTGATCGAAACGACATAATTCCCGTCTGCGGCGTAGGTATGAGTTGCTTCTTTGTAAGTGTTCGACCCTGTGTAAGTGTCCGGCGTTGAGCCGTCGCCCCAGTCGATTGTGACAGACGCATTAGTACCGGACAGATACGGACGAATGACGGGGCTTCTGTTGGCAACGATCTTGACGTAGATTCTTGTACAACCATCGTCCGTGATATACATCTGACCAATGTCAAGAAAGCCGCCGAACGCCACTTGCGCTTTCGCATCTGCAAGCGTCCAGTTCCAGCCCTGAGAGGTCAACCCCTCATGCGTAGGATTCGCGGGAAGCTCTGTCAGATTAGCGAAATCTTCGGCAGAGTAGGACGCTACGACTGATCCATCGTAACTATCGAAGAACCGTACATCGGCTTCCGGGTCAATATGTGTCCCGCCTCCACCACCGCCTCCTGCGGCTTGACCCATAAGATACGAAACAACGTCAAAGCTCATGACGATGCACCCCACTCGATCCAGCCGGAGCCGCCCTCGCTGGCGTCGAAGAAGAACAGCTTGCCCGTGTCCATTTCGATGTACGCGCTGCCGTTGGCGATGCCCTCGGTCGGCTTCGGCGTGTCGGTGCTGAGGCCGAACATCGTCTGCGCAGACGTGACCTGTCCGTCTACGACCTGAATCCCGTTTTCTGGTGTAACCATGGATATTCCTCCTTATTCAGCCAGCAGACCGCTGGCGGTTTTTATATCGGCGGCTTCAAACCGCTTGTTGTAGTTTCTGATCATCTGCATGACCTCGGCCCGCGTCGCCGGATCTTCGGGCCTCGCGTCCTCAATGGAACTGACAGGCGCGATCACGCCTTCTTTCATGGCCCAGCGAACGGTATCGGCGTACCACGGCTCCGGTTGCGGTTTCACGGGCGGGAGCCACATCCCGGCAAGCGTCTCGGCGCTGTCGAGATCCACAGCATAGATCCCGCACGCCGCCGCCATGGCCTTCGCCCTCGCGTCGCCCTGCCATGCGTATTGTCGCACGTCCGCGACGGGAAGGAATTGATTGCTCCACGCGACGCACTGCCAAAAGTAGAAGCACGCCCCGCGCTCAGACATGGCAGCAACCACTTTTTCCGGGCCGTACAGCCCAACGCCGTACTGCTCGACGTTCATCATCGCCGAACGCAGATACGCCTCTATGGACGAAAAATCGACCTCCGGCGCGTTATAATCGCACGCGAAGAATATCACTGTCCCCGCCGGAACGCCGAGCGCAGACGCGCTTTTCCACGCCGTCACAGCGTCTTCCGCCCCGGCACGCGCCCCGCCCTTCACGCGGTTTGCTGTAGTCTCGAAGCAGAGCATGATCGACAGTCCGGCGTCGCTCAGAATCTTGATCTCATCCGCCGTGATCGTCTTGCCCCACGCCTCCGGGCCGATGTAGCGAACAACGAACGATACTCCCTGTGCGCGCAGCTTCGCCGCCTGCGTCGCCGTGATCCGGGCGGCGGTGTCGATTCCTTGATACATCAGCCCACCGCCTTATGAGAAACGAGCGTCAGTGATCCAACACGCGGAAAAACGGAGATTCGTGCCGTTCAGTGCGGCGGTCTTGCATACGACTTTTCCGTCGGTAGAGATATTGATTCGACGCTGCCCAAGCGTGTCAATGATCTCTACCGTATTGACCGGGCGATATTTCTCGCTCAATATCCACTCAGGCCCGGATGCGGAGCCGACTCTGATCGGATCGCTGGTGCTGTCACTGTAAAACGTGCCGTTCGTACAAGTCAAAAAAACGGTAGAGCCGACTTTATATACCACATTGTTGGCGGAATTATTGTACTTCTCAAATGAATAGCCGCTCATGGGTTTTGGGATTATGCTTGTCGCCATTGCTTTTCCCTCCTTATAAAAATCCACCAAGGTCAGGAGCCGCAATATACAGCGTGATGTCGGTCGTGCCGCTGATGCTCCCGCTGATGGTCACGCTCCCCGTCGCCGTTGTAACAGTCAAATCGCTCGTCAGCGCCGCCGGATTTGAGATTGCATAACCGATGACCTCAAACGTATCGTCAACAAGTCTGAGTGCCGATATCTCAGTCTTTGTCTGCGGCAAAGAACTGATGCCGGAAAATACGCACTTGACGCACTTCTTCGCAATCAGTTTCTGGTTGTCTGTGATGCACGACTTCAAAAACCTGCGCGTCGGCACTTTTTTGTTTTCGTCTACGTCCGACAGCGGAAAATCGTCGCCGCTGATGCCGTAAACATCCGCGTCGCCGGAAGACACGGCGGGGAAAACCGCGTCCGGCTGTGGATTGCTCCAAATCTGATTTCCAAATGCCCCGTCAACGAAATCAAGGTCACGGTCGATCACGCCGCCTGCGTGTGTGCCTCGATACAGATCCAATTCGTCCATTTGCCCACCTCTCAATAGTAAATGATGACAACGCCGTTGCCGCCTTGACCGCCGACAGAGCCTTCGCCCGCCGCGCCGCCCTGATAGCCAGGCCCGGGTGTTGACGAGCCTTTCAGACCCAGCTTGAGATCGTTGCCGGGCGTGACGTACAGGTAGTAGCCCCACATGATGCCGCCCGCCACATTGCCGCCAGCGCCGCCGCCGTTGCCGCCGCCGCCGCCGCAGCCGTAGGTCGGTTGGCTCGGAGCGACAGCGTTCGCACCGTCGCCGCCGGAGCCGGTCGTGTAACGATAGCCATACCCCCACGTTTTCTTCGTGGCAGCGCCGCCAGCGCCTCCGGCAGCTCCCCACGCGGCGCCGCCGCCGCCGCCGCCGGAGATCGTGTTGATGCGCGGGCCGATCGCAGAAAGCGTGTCCGACATACCGGCACCGCCCTGACCGCCGCGATAGCTTCCGACGCTGCCGCCGTTGCCGCCGTTGCCGCCCTCGTTCGCCCGCTGGTTGATGAGGTCGGTCTGACCGCCCTGACCGCCTGCGTGACCGTCCGCGCCCGGAAGTGCGAATGTCGCGCCGCCCAGCGCGTCGATAAATCCGGCCTCGCTCGGAGCGCCGTCCTCGGAGCTGTAGGTCGTGCCGTCGATCGTGACAGTTGTCGCGCCGCCCGTAGATCCCGCGCCGCCGTTTTTCGCGCCGCCGAGACCGCCGACACCGATCACGACCGTCGCGGATGTAGTGCTGTCCTCAATGTCGATGACGTAGATCTTCCCGCTCGCGCCCGGCTTTCCGGCAGCGCCGCCGTTGCTCACGGGCTGATCGTCCCAGTAAAAAGTGATTCGCCCGGATTCTGGGTCTTCCAGCGTGTGCAGCTCGCCGGGCCGGATCGCGGGAATGGATGTGTAGCCGCCGCGCCCGCGCTCGCCGTCATAGCCGCCGGTGCCGCCGTCTCCCGCGCCGATCAGGATCAGCCGCTTCGCTCCCGCCGGGATCGTGACGGAGCCGGAAGCCGTGATGATCTGCCGCCGCGTGTAGTTGTTGCCGTTCCATGCCGGGACATAACCCTCGACCAGCTCACAGGACGCGCCACGCACGCTTGTAACTAGCACGTCGGTCTTTTTGAGATAAGCGGTCGTTGGATCGCCAAACGCGTCGTTGAGCGACAGATTCTGGCCGCAGCGCTCATTGTTCAGAAAGATCTTGGCTTTCAGCGTCCGTGCGCTGCTGTAGTACGACAGCACCCGCCGCGCCACGTTCAGGCTGTTCGCTGCGGAGATCAGGTGATTGTCCGTCACGCGCTTCGCCCGGATCGTGTCGCCGGCTGCGGCGTTGGATGCGGTAATGATCTTTTCAATGTGCGTGTACTTCTTCCCGGTCAGCGTCCCCGTGCCGGAGATCACTGCATAGTTGCAGTTGGATTCGTGGATCGTGATGCCGTTGCCGGTCAGATCGTGCATCGGCTCTGAGAACACGACGAGAGCATGATCGACAGTTCCCGTGCCGGACGTGTTGTCAAACAGCGTCTCCACCGGGTCTGTCTGCAATGCCTCGTAGGCGTGCTCCGTGACCTCCGCCTGATTGCTTGCGCTCTGCACCGAGACGGAGCCGCCCAGCGCGATCCGGCTGTTCGGCACGGCAGTCGTGCTTTGGGGCAAAAACGCCACTTGATAATCCCCGTCCGACCTCCGGATCAGAGCCACGCCGAGGGCGAACAACAGCCGGTGCAGATTGTTCCGCGCCGTGTCATACGGCAAGTGCTGATAGACCAGCAGATTCTTGACGGACTGATTGATGACATAGCCGAACGCGTCACCGACGATGCTGGCGAAGATGACGGAGAATTTCACGCCTTCGTACATTCCGCCGGTATGCATCACTTCATCCAGCAGGCCGACGCCGCTCTGGCAGCTGACCTTCCAAAGCGTCTTGGCAATGCGCTCGATGCTTTTGATGTAGCCCTTGAAAAACAGGGAGCTGCCGACATACCACCAGACCGGCGTCCCGTAGGCGACGTCGCGCAGGTAGTCCTTCGCCGCCGTCCTTTCGCCGGAGCGCAGCATATAGACCGCGTTGTTGACGTCAAGATAGCCGTCCTTGCCGACGGGCGCGTAGATCAGCGCGGCCAGCGGATTGTAACGCACCGTGAAGGAAAACGTGTCGACCGACAGCTCGTTGCCCACGACGTCCACCGTGCTGACCGCCTTGAGCGTGTTCATGGCGATATTGCGGTTGGTGAAGGTGTAGCTCGGATGATCGGTCGAGCCGATCAGGATCTTGTTCTGCAGCGCATAATTTGCCATGCCGTCACCTCATTTCGGAGGCCTGGCGGTGAAGGTCGCCGTCATGCCGCCCCAGTATTCCGTCCCGCCGGTCCGCTTGATCAGATAGCCAGCCGGCACGTCGGAAACGTAATATACGCTCGTGGTGTTGGTGTTTGTCTGCGGGTCGGTGTAATAGACCGTCACGGAGCTTGCTTTCAGCAGCGTCAGCAGCGCCGCCTGCTCCGCGGCCGTCATCGGGCGGAATTTCCAGCTCCACTCATAGCGCGACGCGATCCGGTCCTCGAATAGCGTCCCGTCCGCCATGAGCGTGCCGTTCCCGCCCTCGATGTTGATGCGCTTCCAGCTGATCCCGCCCGTGGCCGCCAGCGGCACGATGTCGGTCCCACTTGATCCGCCGATTTTGAATACCATTCGTGCCGCCTCCTTATACCACCATGGCCGCGCCGACGCGCTGCGCTTCCGCGTTGCTGTAGGGACGCAGCAGCCTTGCGACCGACTCGCCGTCCAGCGTGATCTCGCCGCTCTCGCGGACCGCCTGCACGATCATGTTGCCGATCGCGTAGACCGCGCTCACGACGTCCGCGCTGTCCGTCCCGCTTCCGCCGGCGAGCATCCCGCCCGTCCCGGAGAAACTGTAGGACCCGGCAGCGGCGAACTCGTCGCCCACCATGTCCGACAGCGTGCCGTTGATGTCCTTCGATACGGCGTCCATCTCGTCGTCGAAACCGACGCCGACGCCCAGCGCCATGTTTTTGCCGATCTCGGCGAAGACCTTGGACGGGGACGCGATGCCGAGGCTGGACTTCACGCCGTTCACGATGCCGCTGAAGAATCCCTTGACGTTTTCCCAGATCCAGTCCGCGGCGTTGCTGATGCCCTGCCAGATGCCCTCAACGATCTGGCGGCCGGCGTCCAGAAACGACTCCCATAGTGCCTCAAGGCCGCTCAGAAGGGTCCCTACGATCTCTCCTGCGGCTTCCCCAATGAGGACCAGATTCTCAAAAAGCCCGGAAACCAGAGTGCTGATCACCTCGAAACCTGCGACAAGCAATTTCGGGGCGTTTTCTACAAGTGCTGTTACCAAATTTTGGATAATCTCCGGCGCCTGTGCAAGGAGCTGGGGCAGTGCCTGTATGAGACCGTTGGCAAGACCCAGCGTGATGGCGATCGCCGCGTCGACCAGCTGGCCGATGCTGTCGGGATTCGTCAGAGTATCGACCAGGGCGAGGATCGTATCGACCGCGACCGGAATCAATTCCGGGAGCGCCGAAGTGATCGATTCAGCCAGTGTCTGGACCACGGCCAGCGCTACGGGCACAAGCTCAGGGAGTGCCGAGAGAAGCCCGGTCGTGAGCGTTTCGACCACCATGGGGATTGCGGTACTGAGGGCGCTCAGTATGCCCGGCAGGGCCGAAATAAGGCCGCTCAGAAGGCTCGACGCGGCCGAGATCAGCGGCGGGAGGACCTCATTGATCAGCCCAGGCAGCTTCTCAGCAATGATCGGCGCGACCTGGCCGATTGCATTGGCAAGACCGCCGAGGGCCTGCGTGACGACCGGAAGCAAATTGCTGAGCGCCGTCTCCGCGCTGGAAACGACGTCGCCGATCAGAGCGCCGAGATCCGCGTCCGGATTGGAGAATCCGACCACGAGGTTTTCCCACGCCGCGCTCAGAGCGCCGAAGCTGCCGCTGATCGTCTGGCTGGCTTCCGCCGCCGTCGTGCCGGTGATGCCCATGTTGTCCTGCACGATGTGGATGGCCTCGACGATGTCGGCGAAGGACATGGAGAGATTGCCGTTCTCGTCCCGCATGGCCTTGAACTCTCCGTTCATCGCCTCCGCGTCGGTGATCAGCCGCTCCATCTCTGTCTTCGTGCCGCCATACCCGAGTTTGCATTGTGTTAGCTGCACCTTCGTCGTTCGCGTTATAAGTGCAGATCAGACTATCGCTTCACCCTCTCGGGTGTCCTCTCACTTAGTCGTTCACGCTGGCATTACCCTTGCGCCCTGTCTTCCCCGCCGGGAGGTCCAAGTCAATCAGAGAGGATTCGCGCATCGCCCTTCATTTATGCGGCGAGCGCCCCCATGTTGTTAAGGTTGTCGAGCATGGTGTAGTTCTGTTTCGCGAAGCCCTGATACGCGTTCTGTATGGACTCCATCGAGGTGCCCATCTTGTTCGCATTGTCGGACATATCGATGATCGCCTGATTCGCCAGGTCGGCGCTGCGGGCGATGTTCCCGTCGGACGCCATGAGCGACTGGTTGAGGCTTGCCGAGAAGCCCATGACCGTCTCCATGTACTCGTTCGCGGACAGCCCGGCCGTCTTGAACGCCTGCGACGCGTAATCCATGACGTCGACGTTCAGATCCTCGAACAGCGTCGTGACGCCGCCGACCAGCTGCTCATATTCCGCGAACGCGCTGACGGAGGATTTTACGAGAGCGCCGGCAGCGGCGCCTGCGGCACCGATCGCGGCCAGTCCGGCCTTCGCCGCCGCGCCGAACGCGCTGGAGAACTTGGAGCCGGACTCCTGTCCGGTCGCCTCCGCCTCGCCGCCCACGGCCTCCGAGATTTTTCCTTTGATGCCCTCTGCCGAGGGAATGATCTGCACGTATGCCTTAGCCAGTTCCGGCATCGGCATCACCTCCAGTCAAAGCGGCCCATGCCGCTACAAATTCCTCGCCGCTGTCGAAGCCATCCGGCGATTGATTCAAACCGGCTAGCACCGCGTAGATGCTCGGCGGATGATTGATCCCGGCCTCGCCGTCCCTGGAGAACATCCAGGCGAAATGGCCGAGACGGTCCGCGATGACCGCGAGCAGCAGCTCCTTGTCGTCTGCCGCGGGCGAGCCGGACACAAACCGCTTCGTCCGCGAATAAGGCGAAAGCCCCTGCGCAAGCGTCGCCGCGGTGACCGGCGGGAGCGCGTGCCAGTCGAGCACGCCGTAGGTCTCCGCCATGTCGCAGACGAGCTCGTCCGGGCAGGCATTTCTTAGATGCGCAAGGGCTAGGATTTTTTTCCGCCGTTCATGGCGGACAGAATGTCGGCAATCTCCTCCGAGACCGCTGTGACGGGCACGCGCCCGTTCTTGGCGCGAAGGTGCTCATAGAGCGCCTTCTTCTGATCGCCGAGCACGATCCGGACAATGGGGACGACCGCTGTGCCGTCCCCGTTGTCGAGATCACAGAGCGCTTCAAACAGCTCCATATCGTTGGCGATGTCCTCGTCGACTTCAAAGCGGAAGCCGCTCCGCGTCTCCCCGCTGATCATGTGGTCGTCGCCGCCTTGATATACTCGTAATGCGTGTTGCCGCTGCTGTCAGGCAGCGCAGTGAGCGTGATGCCGTAGCCGATGGCGGTGTCATCTTTGTAGACGACGTCGTCGAAGGCGGAAATGACCGCGTTTGGGATCACGATGCGCTTGGCAGTGTTGTTGTTGAGCACCATGTCGATGACCCAGCTGGCCTCCTGCTGCACGTCCGCGTTGGAGTTGATGGTGATGCCGGTGGCCAGAGCGCCGGAGACGTTCGCGGTGCCGTAGACGGCAGCCAGGACGTCGGCGTTCAGGGACTCGATCATGGTGAACTTGAAGGTATCGGTCCGGTCGGTCTGCGAGACGATGACCGTGTCCCCGCCCCATGCCTTGATATTGCTGACGCTGAGGTTGTTGGAATTGGTTACGCCGTCGGCGCTGATGTAGCCCATGGCCTTGAAGCCTGCGGCGAGCGAGGTGCCCACGCTGGTCGGCAGCGAGGTGCCGAGCGCTGCGCGGTAGATCGCGCCGGACAGTTTCGGCTTGCCGACGGATACGTTGCTTTTGTTGGTGTCGACAGACATGTCTTGTCCTCCTTAATCGTAGTAGACGAGATCAAAGACAGCCTGGTATCGGTACTGCTTCTTGGTCCCGTCCGTGTAGTTGTAGTCGCTGTTCAGCTCGCAGGCACAGACCTCCGGCCTGGCAGTGACGCCGCCCATGGCCGTGATGACCTGCTCGTTGAGCGTCGCCGCCCCGTAGAGCGACGCGGCATAACTCTGGATCGCCACGGTCGCGTGACGGATATGGTTTTCGGATCCGCCGCCCGTCTTCTGCACGACGCAGAACGGCAACGTGCCTCCGCCCTCCGGGATCTCCATGACGGCGCTGATGCTGTTTGCCGCCAGCTGTGCAAGTATGATTTCTTCGATCATGACAAATTCCTCAGGATCGTGTTGTTTGCGGCGTTGTCCTTCGCCGCCTCCGGCGTCGCGGTGAATACGGAGGCCACGGCGCGGCCCGGCGTGAGATATATGTCGCTCTCGTAGCCGGCGCCGCAGCGTGCGGCGATCTCCATAGCCTTCTCGCCGAGAAGGGCCTGCATCTCGTCGCTCCGCAGCATCTCGCGGATCCCGGCGCTGTTCAGCTCGATGCGGACCTTGTCACTCAATGCGGTGGCACCTCACTTTCATGTGCCACGCCGTCGGGATCAGCGCCTCGACGCCGGTGATCGGGAAGCCGAAGGTCTCGCAGGAGATAGTCCGCCCGTATGCGTCGGTCCAGCTGACGCTGACGTCCTTCCAGTCGTTCGTGTCGCCCTTTGGGATCCCTAGCATGTAGTCGATGCGCTTTCCGTAGAGGTCCGTGCTGGAGGTGATGTCGTCCGTGGACGGCTCCCCAACCAGCACGTTGTCGACGGTGACGTCCGTGGTCTTCCAGACCGGAGCGCCGAAGGCGTCCGTGCCGTCCAGCGTCTTCTTTTTGATCGTGACGGTGATGCCCCTCATACGGAGATCACCTCCGGCGCGAGCTCCTGGACCGGGCTGTAGCTGCCGATTCGGTCGCCGCAGCCGAGCAGCTTCTTTTCTAGCTTGCCGAGGTACAGCTCGCCGGCGGCGCCGCCGCTGCCCATGGTCCAGCTCTGCGAGTAGCCGAGGCCGCTCATGGAGCCCTGCGACGCGCCCATTGGAACGCCGCTGTCGCCGTCGCCCATGGCGCGGACGACCATCCGGCAGCTCACGACCTTTTTCGCTCCGGCATCCGCGCCGGTGTTGTATGCGTCGATCATGACCGCAGCGTCTTCCAGCAGTTTGCCGCAGACGGCCTGCTCGCTGGAGCTCATGGTCCGGAGCATCCGGTCCTGCACGTCCTGGACGGTCGCGTATGTCGTGGCGGGCATAGAATCACTTCGCTTTCGTGGTTTTCTTTGCAGCCGGTTTTGCCGCCGGCTTTGCGGCCTGCTTCGGCGCACTGGGCGGGCTGGGGAGGTGGAAACCCCTCCCCAGGTACTCGTCCAGCCGTGACTCATGCACGAACGTCTCCCCGCCGTCGGGACGGATCAGGACGATCATGCTCAGGCCTGCGGGGTAGCGCCGGTCAGCAGGTTGAAACATGCGGTGTCGGCGCGGAATCCGAGCTCGATCTCGGCGCGGACAGCGAACATGTTGTGCTCCCAGAGGTTGACCTGCTCGGAGTTGATGGTGAGGCCGGTCTGATCGGCGAAGCGGATCTGCACGCCTTCGACCGTGCCGTACATGGCCTGGCTCCAGTCGCCGGCTACGCCGACGATGGCGGGAGTGCCCGCAGTGGAAGCCGCAGCGGCGCTGCCGGCCTTGTAGATGCCGCGGCTCTCGACGGTCTGGGCGCCGAGGACGCGGGTGACGCCGCCGTCATTGGCGGAGGGGACGAACACAGGACGGCCCGTGGTGTCGGTGGCCGCCAGCAGAAGGCCGATGCCCGCGGGAGACAGAGCGAAGCCGTTCAGGGCGCCGCCGGCCGCCGCAATGTCGGTGTAGGCCGCTGCGAGGTTGCCGTAGACGGTCTCGCCGGCGCCGGGGACCAGCTTCTGCGCGGTGCAGAGTGCGAAATTGTCGAAATTCTCGCCGGGCTTAGCCACGGCGCCGACCACGGTCTGGTCGAACTTCTGGGCAAGCGCCAGCGGCAGACGGGCGATCAGCGCGTCATAGAGGGACGCGGCGTCGCGGCGGAACTCGTCGGAGAAGGGGACGATGACGGCCAGCTTATAGGCCTGCATCAGCTTGGTGCTGAGGCCGGGGTTGCTGACGGCCTTTGCGCCGGTCTCGGCGACCCACGCCGCGGAGGGATCGCTGGTAATCACAGGGATCTGGACGCCGCGACCCGGAAGGGCGATCTGGCGGGCCAGCTGCATGACAGCGGAGGCCTGCTGGGTCTTCTGCATGATCTCCTGGCTCACTTCTGCCGGGAGGGTGATGTTGGTGCGATTGGTGGAAATGCCGCTCATAATTCGGGCTCCTTTCTAATGTCAGAGATTTTCTTTCGCCCAGTCCGCGAATTTGTCGCGGGTGGACGTCTTGGGTGCCCCGCCCGGCTCTCCGCCATCCGGAAGATGCGGATAGCCCGGTGCGGTTTTCGCAAATGCGAGGATTGCGTCGGCCTGAGCGCTGCACGCTTCCTCCGTCTCCCCGGTCAGCAGGCTGGCGGGGATCTTCTTGTCCGTTGAGATCTTCTCGCGCATAGTGCGGATCGCTTCAGCTTTTTTCATGGTGTCGAGCTCCGTCTGGAGCGCTTTGATGGCGGCGGACGCATCCTTCAGCGCGTCCTGCGGTCCACTGGCCTGTTCCTTCAGCTTCGCCAGCTCGGCCTGCGCGGCCGTGAGCTGGCCTTTGAGGCCGTCAAGGTCGCCCTTCGCGCTGTTGATGTCCGTACCGTTGATGCCCATGAGCTTGTCGATCTGCTCCTTCGTTGCGTCGGGGAAGATCTCGGTGATCTGTTCGCGTTTCATGCTCAGTCCTTTCGTCGGCTACGCTTTTCTACGGGGTTGCATCCCGCGCCGCTGCGCTTGTACGATGCGCTATCGAATTTATCTGCGGTGCCGGAATCCGGCACATGAGATACTAGTTGATCCACTGGACCTTGCCTTTGACGGCCTCCTTCAGTTCGTTCACAAGGTCCTCGTCGTCCCACCAGTAGGCGCGGGCGATATAGCCGCGCCACGGGGACAATATGCTTCCGCCCATGATCCAGTCGACGTGCTCGACAAGACATGGTTTGAGGTTTTCCACAGTCTCGCGGCCGTGCCGGTCCAGAAGGAAGGTCCGAAACATGTCATCATCCATCTTTCCGGAGTTGATCCAGATCGGATACAGCCCGCTGGTCCTTCCGGGACCTTCAAACCACGCCGCGCACTCGCGGGCGTAGCTGTCCGGGATCCGGATGCACTGGAAACTGTGCCATGCGTCCTCGACGCTGACGACGCCGGTCTGCTGCGGGTCGTCGGTGAACTGCACGTTGCAGAAGCCGTAGACGACGCCGTCGTCGTGCTGCCGGCAGCGCTCCACGAAATCGCGGCACAGGAGCACGTCGTCCTGGATGTGCCAGGTCCCCCCGTCGCCCTTCCGCGCCGCGCAGGAATCGAGGAACGACCGGAGATTGCCCTTGCCCTCGGTGTCGTTCCAGATCTCGATCTCGTCCGCGCCCTGCCGCTCCAACTCTGGAACGAGGAAGCCCTCGACGTACCACATGCGCTTGGGGTACGCGTGGATCAGGACTTTCATGTCTGCACCTCCCATGCGCATGGCTGCGGAAACCGGCCGCGGATGCGCTCGCCGATCTCGCCCTTCGCGAAGCTGTCCTCCGTCGTGCTCACGAAGCTCTGGTCCAGCACCCAGTCGATATTCCCGTAGGCGTATTTGACCAGCACGTCGCCGCCGTCCTCGCCGCCGATGTGGAAGACGTTGCCGTACAATGACCGCGTGAACAGGATCGTGCGGTAGCGGTCCATGACGTCGAGCATTTTCCGCCGGTTGATGAGCATCGGCTTGTGGACTTCGTAGTTAAGACAGCTCATGCCCTCGCGCCTGAAGAGATCGTCAAGGATGTGCAGCTGGTCGGTCCAGTATCTGACGCCGGCGTCCGGGCTCTCGACGGCCCGGATCACCTCCGGGATCGTCCCGTTGTACATTTGCGGCATGTCCTCGGAGGCCGGCCGCATCACAAAAAAGTCATCGTTGAAAAACCAAAAGTCCTCACTGATGTCGGCCGTCTGGCAGATGATCTTCATCAGCCGATGCGTGTTCTCCCACTTGCCCGGAAGGATCATCTCCACCGGGACGAAGCGGTCCGGCGCGATGCCATCCGGGCAGCCGCCGAAGATCCAGACGTTGCCGTGCGGCCCCCAGTTCTTCTCTATGGACCGCAGGGAATAGCGCAGCTCCTCATTCGGCGCGGAATCCTTGACCATGTAGACGATGTCGTATTTCCCGCGCATCAGGCGCCTCCCTTGTGGAAATAGCAGTAGTCGTGCCCCGGATCGCAGAGGACCTCGAAGCCTGGATACCGCTCCGCGAAGAGCTCCGGCGTGAGGTCGTCCTGGATGTGCCGCTCGTATGGATTGCCGTAGATCTCGCCCTGCTTGTAGCGCCACGGGACCGCGACGATCATGTCCCGGCAGCGCGGCCACGCATATTGCAGGACCGCCTGCGCGTCTTTGACGGGCAGATGCTCGATAACGTCGCCGAAGATGATCAGGTCGTAATGGTCGTATTCAAAATTGCGGATGTCTGCGGAGAAGACCTGCCGGTAGCCCGTGCCGTGCAGCCGGAGCGCGTTCGGCCAGTAGGCCTCGACCGCGTCCATGTCCGGGTACTGCGGCAGCAGTCGCCGCCACAGCCCGTCGCAGGCGCCCACGTCGAGGATCTCCGTGCCGGCCGGGAAGGTGGCGAGCACCCAGCCGCAGACCTTGTCCTTGCCGTAACCGTAGGAACTCATACGCGTTTCTCCTCCGCTGCGGAGCTGTTCAGCTCCTGCCGCTTCTCATAGGCCGAGCGCTTCTGCTCGTTGATCTCTTCCCTGTTCTCCGCGTAGAACTCGCGCCGCATGGCGTTGATCTTCTCCGTCGGCGTCCGGCCGTCGGCGCTTTCGTACATGGCCCGGTATTCTTCCGGACGGTAGCCGGCGACGTTGGTCTTCTTGTCGAAGCGCACCGCGTAGGTGCAGTCGCAGTTGGCGTGGATGTGCTCGGCGTGGCCATTTTTGATCGCGTCCCTGCTGGCCCGTTGCCAGCCGCGGGATGCCAGCGTGATGCAAAAGGCGCAGGTGTCGCCGTTCGGGATCCAGGCCCACTCTGCGCCGTCCCGCAGCGCGTTTTTCATCGTGGTGTCGACGCCGGTCTGCTTCACCAGCCGACCGATGGCCTCGGAAACGATGTTTGGGTTGCCGGTCTTCAGCGTCCCGTTGATGGTCTTGGCCACCTCGCCGACAGAAGGGGCGGCTGCCGGTACCGCCGTCGGGACCGCGACCGTCGAGGCTGCGGCGATCTCGTCGTACATCTGGCAGGCCAGCGCGGCCGCGCCTTCGCCGTATTTTGCGGCGATGAGATAGGCGTATTCGATTAGCCTTTGCCGGTCGGCGTAGGACTGGATCGGATTCGCCGTCAGGAAGTCCAGGATTTTCTGCGCCGCAGCCTCATTCACGCGCCGGAGCTTCCGGATAAAGGCCTGCCACGCTTCGGCTGTGATGTCCATGTCAGAGCTCCAGTTCCGCGATCAGCTGGTCGCCGCGCGCCCTGGCCTCCTGCCCGCGGATCCGTCGGATGTCGGCCTTGTCGAAGCCGATCATCTCCAGGAAGGTGTCCGTCTGGGCGAAGGCCGGCCGGACGCTTGCGATCTTGATGGCCGCGTCGGCCGTCACGCTGACGCTCGGCATGGCCGGATTCTTGAAATGCGCGACCACGCTCTTCTGCTCGTCCGTCAGCTGCTCCACGGTCGTGTCGTTGGCCACCGCCATCGCCATGAGCGCGATGGTGCGGAGGCTGTCGCCGTTGCCGGTGTTCAGCTGCTCCGCCATACCGACCAGCGTCTGGCTCTGCGCGAGGATCGCGTCGGAGCTCGTCGGATTCGTGTCGTTGACCACGCCAGTGTCGGTGACGGTCAGGCCCGTTGCCGCGGAGAACTGAGTGGCCAGCACGCGGATCATCTCGACGTGCGGCTGGAGGCTGCCCTGCGTCAGCTGCCCGAAGGTCGGCTTCTCGCCCGTCTCCGGATTCGTGGTCGATGCCAGGATGCTGCCGACGTACTGCTTGAACTTCTGGTTGATCAGAACGTCGTACTGCTCGTCGGTGACGCCGAGAAGGTACTTCTGCGGGCTCGTGGCGAACTCCAGGCCGATGCTCGCGTTCGCGATCGTCCGCACGTAGCCGTCGATCAACCTGCGGACCGGCTCTTTGATGCGGGACCGGCCGAAGGGCTTGTCGCTGGTCGCGTTCCAGATCAGCGGCTCCATCAGCGGCCGGCCCATGCGCTGCGGGTATCTGTAAGCCGTCCAGGAGCTGTCGGAGCGCTGAAGCGCCCAGACGTCGGTGTCGGTGTAGAAATAGATCAGCGACGGGCTCCAGAGCGTGTCGTTGTCCGGCGCCGTGTCGATGATGGCGAAGCCACAGGAGATCCGGCCCTTGTCGCCGTCCCAGAGCGCGGCGCTCGTCCGCGGTGAATGGAAGCGAATCTTGCAGCCGATGTCCTTGTCCGCGCTGAGCGTGGCGAAGGTGCAGCCGTACTTCAGCTCGTCCCGCGCCGCCCGCTCGTACTCGGCAATCAGACGGTTTGCCCGGACCAGCGCATCGAGCTCCTCGACGTCGTTTCCGTCAGCGCCGACAAAACCGTCGAACATGGACCGCGCCGCGAGAACATCCACGCATTTCGCGCCCCACGCGCAGCCAATCTCCAGCCGGCTCAGGCCGTCCGGCAGCGCGATGCCGAGGTTGACGCTGTTGAGGGAGATCTTGCCCTCGTAGTATCTGTTCTTCTGCTCGTTCTTGCCCTGGTGTGCCGTGAAAACGTTCACCAGCTTCATGAGCTGCGAATATTCAAAAGCAGGAAGCCCGGCCACGTTCGTCGGGTTGATAAAGTTGATCATCCGATCCTCATCCTCCTCGTTGGATCTCGTTTACTCGTTTTCGCGCCCCAGAGCGCCAGCGCCGCCGCCTCGATGGGCGTGCTGTTGTCGCCGCCGAAGGCCCATCCGCCGCCGACCGGGCGTTTGACGCTTGTCACGGCGCTGTCCCGGAGGGCCGGCTGACCTTCAAACCACGTCACGCTGCGCTCGCCGATCGCGTTTGTCAGCAGGCTGACGGCCGCGATGATGTCCCTGGCCTTCGGCCGGATCACGGAGTCCTTCGCCTTCCAGGCGTCCTGGATATTCTCGACGAGGAGATCCGCGCCGTTCCTGCCGTCGATGACGACGCAGCAGCCGGTCTTCGGCCGCTCCCTCAGCCATTCCGAAAGCCAGGCGAGCCCGCGTCCGGTCGGTCTGCGCTCGATCAGCGAGATCCTGGCCGGTCCGTCCTTCGGAACTGCCGCGCCGCACAGGCAGACCTCCGATCCGTCGGCGGAGAACTTCACGCCGTAGGCCGTTTTTCCCTCCGGTCTCGGTTCCGCGCTGCGGCAGGCGTCCCAGGCCTCGGCGGGGATCGCGTAGTCCGCCTCCCGCGACAGCACCGGGCTCCACCAGCCGAGCCGCTCCCGGGCAAAGCCGTCCGGGCTCTGGGTGCTCAGCTCCTCCGCCGTAAACTCCTCCGTCAGGCGGATGCCGAGCGCCGGGTTGCTGGCGTACCAGACCGCCGTGTCGTCCAGCCGGATGTCGTCGACGCTCTTTGCCTCGACGCTCCACTCGTGCCAGGCGTCGTGCGCGCCGGGATCAGAGAGGCAGGATGCCCGCCTGCGCCGGAAGACCATGCCCGGCGCTCCCGGATAGGGTGGCGTGCCGGTATAGATCAGCTGCCGCGTGCCGGTCGTGCTGGCGGCCAGCGTCGCCATGATGGAGTCCACCTGGTCGTCCGTCAGCTCCTGCGCCTCGTCGAAGACGACGCGGGAGACGCCGTCGAAGCCTCGGGCACGCTGCCGGCTGCGCGTCGAATACTCGATCCCGCCGCCGTTGGTCAGGTAGATGGCCTCCTCGCCGTTGGTGTAGCGGATGTCCTTCACCTGGGCGAAGATCTCCGGGTGCCGCCGGTCGGTGAACATGGCCTCCAGCCGGCGGAAGGACTTCTTCGCGGTCACGACCTGGTGGGCCGTGTGCAGGATCTGCTCGCCCTTCACGAGCAGGCCGTAGAACTCGACCGCCTCCAGGCAGACGTTCTTCCCGTTCTGCCGCGGTACGGCCAGCCCCGCGCTGGTGACGGAATAGGTGCCGGTCTCGTCACGGCCGAGCCAGCAGTCGATGATCGTCCGCTGCCACGGGTCCAGGGGGACGCCGTAGGCGGCCATGAGCTGGGCCGCGCCGTCGCCGTCGGTGCGGATCCGCGGCGGCTCGACTCTGATCCGCGGCGTCTGGCTGCCGGTCATGCGTATTTATCCCGGACGAGCTGCAGGATCGTCTGCCCGTCCGCCTCGTCGTTCGGTTCGTCCGCCGGTGCCGCCGGCCTGCCCTTCAGCCTGACCAGCGCCTTCGGCGTCAGGCCGAGGGCGTCCTTCATGGCGAGGATCTGGCGCCGCAGCGTCATGATCGCGTCGAAGGTCCGGTCCGTCGCGGCCGGGCCGCGGCCGTTCTTCTCGACGGTCTGGTAGCCCTCGCTCTTCCAGCGCTTCGTGAGGCGCTGGAGATCCCGCTCCATGATGCAGAGGGTGTGGATCTCCGGATCAAAGACCTCCTCGTAGATCCCAAGCGCGATCATCTGCTCACGGTATTTCTGCTCCCTGGTCACTTTGACCTCCCGCCGGCTTCTCCGGCCTTCCATGCCCGGTGTGGTCGCTCCGCGTTCTCGTGCGCGGCCTGCGCCCGGATTCTTTTCCGTGTCCTCTCCGGCCCCTCCCCCTCTCTCGGGGGTATTTCGGCGCT